GAGATTGCTGATGACCCTGCACAACACAAGCAGAGTCATGTGATGGAGCTGTTAGATGCAGGGCCGTGGACAGGGAATATCGTGGCGCTACCCAACAACCGAGTCCGGGTGACACATCCGGCGTGGTTTGAGACTGGAGAAGGGGCGCCAGACTTCAGACCGTCACAGCATATCCATTACTCCAAGTCGGATTTGGATTACACGCTGGACGTAAATAGAGTGTTTGACAACCTATACGCAGGTAACAGTGATGATGAAGAAGATGTCTAAGATGTATGCCGGTGGTGGAAAGATGAAAGCCAAAGGCATGAAGGAAGGCGGCAAGCTGGAGATGGTTGAAAAGGATGGCAAGATGGTGCCGTTCTTTGCGGCTGACGGCGAAGGCAAGATGAAAGCCGGCGGAATGACCCCCAAGACAAAGGGTTATTTTAAGGGCGGCAAAACAATGAATATGGCCTCTAAGATGGCTACTAAGGGTGGCAAGCGAGGCGGCAAAGGCTAAGCATGGCTATTGATCGTGCGCTAGGCGCCGAAATGCCCAGCCCAGATGAGTCTGCGCTGGAGATAGTGATCGAAAATCCCGACTCTGTTGGCATCTTTGACGATGACGGCGGCATGGTGATCGACCTTGATCCAGACGCAGGAGAGATTTTGGGTGCGAGGCATGATTCTAACTTGGTCGAGTTCCTGTCAGAGCAGGATCTACAGCTTCTTGCTGGCGAGTTGGTGGGTGCATATGAGGCGGACAGGAATAGCCGTGCAGACTGGGAAGACTCCTATGTCCGTGGATTAGACCTGCTTGGCCTCAAGTTTGAGGATAGATCAACTCCGTGGGAGGGTGCGTGTGGTGTATTCCACCCCATGCTTTCTGAAGCGGTTATTCGTTTTCAGGCGCAAACGATACAGGAGATATATCCTGCAAGCGGTCCCGTCAAGACCAGCATTGTCGGCTCAATAGATGACGAAAAGACCAAGCAGGCGCACAGGGTACAGAATTATCTGAATTACCTGATAACACAGCGCATGACAGAGTATCGCACGGAGACAGAAAAACTGCTGTTTTCCCTGCCAATAGCCGGATCAGCATTCCGCAAGGTGTATTACGACCCAAATATGGGGAGACCTTGCGCTATGTTTGTGCCGGCAGAGGACTTTGTCGTTAGTTATGGTGCATCTGACTTGTCAACCTGCGAGCGTGCCACGCATGTAATGAAGCGTAGCGCGAATGAGATTCGCAAATTGCAGGTAGCTGGCTTCTATGCAGACATAGACTTACCCCCGCCGTCCCCTGATATATCGGAGATACAGCAAAAATACGACAGGCTGACAGGCGATTCAGACAATTACGAGTATGACAATCGCCATACCCTGCTTGAGATGCAGGTCAACATTGACCTGATCGGCTTTGAAGATACCGACAAGGGTATACCCACAGGCATTGCCCTGCCCTACATTGTTACGATTGACAAGTCATCAAGAACGATACTGTCGATCCGGCGCAACTGGTACGAAAGCGACCCGATGAAGATGCAACGGGAGCATTACGTTCACTACCAGTATCTGCCGGGGCTTGGTTTCTACGGGTTTGGGCTTGTTCACATGATTGGTGGGCTGTCTAAATCTGCAACATCAATACTCAGGCAGTTGGTTGATTCGGGCACGCTGGCGAATCTTCCCGGCGGTCTCAAGTCTCGCGGCCTCAGGATCAAGGGTGACGATACCCCGATCATGCCCGGAGAGTTTAGGGATGTAGATGTCCCCGGTGGCGCAATACGGGATAACATCACGTTCTTGCCATACAAAGAGCCTAGCGGTGTTTTGTATCAGCTTCTCGGCGATATCGTTCAGGAAGGCCGCAGGTTTGCTTCAGCGGCGGATGTGAAGGCGTCTGACATCAATGGCGAGGCCCCTGTAGGCACAACTCTCGCCATTCTTGAGCGAGAGATGAAAGTGTTGAGCGCGGTCCAGAGCCGTGTCCATCACGCAGTATCACGAGAGCTAAAGATACTGGCAGAGCTTGTCAGGGATTATGGACCAGAGGTTTACCCCTATGATCCAAATGAAGATCCAGTTGTTACGCAGGACTTTGATGATCGTGTAGACATTATTCCTGTAAGTGATCCAAATGCTGGAACCATGGCGCAGAGGATTATGCAGTATCAAGCGGCGTTGCAGTTGGCGTCTCAAGCGCCCCAAATGTACGACCTACCCCTACTTCATCGTCAGATGCTGGAGGTTTTAGGCATTCAGGATGCGGATAAGGTTGTTCCGCTTGAGGATGATATCAAGCCAACTGATCCTGTAAGCGAAAATATGAACATGATCAATGGCGAGCCTGTTAAAGCGTTTATTTATCAAGACCATGAAGCACATATCCAAGTTCACATGTCTTTGACGGAAAATCCAGAAATAGGCAAGTTGATGGCAAAGAGCCCAACAGCCAAGGCGTCTCAAGCGGCTATGGGCTCTCATATTGCAGAGCATGTCGCTTTTGCATACAGGCAGAAGATTGAAAAGGAGCTGGGTGTCAAGCTACCTCCGCCAGACCAGCCAATGCCAGAAGATATCGAATATCGAATATCTCAACTGGTTGCCCCTGCCGCCGCTCAGGTTACTGGAAAGGCACAGCAACAGGCTCAAGCCGAACAAAACGCCCAGCAACAGCAAGACCCTGTTATTCAGATGCAACAAAGAGAATTGCAACTTAAAGAGCAGGCGGCACAGGCTAAAGCGCAGACTGACATGGCAAAGATTCAGGCTGACCTGCAAAAAGCTGAAGGCAAGAACATGGTTGACATGGAAAAACTGCAACAGCAAGAAAGAATCGAAGCCGCAAAACTGGCCTCAAAGATTGATACCAATCAAGACAATATCCAGTCTCGTGAAGAGATAGAAGGCTTCAAGGCTGGATTTAATCTTGTAAGAGACTTGATGGACGATGAGTGAACATGCTACTAATAACATGTTAGGAGCACTACAGGCTGTTATTCGTGGTCATATGAACGAGGTTACTGATCATATGGCAACGGGCGCATGTAAGGATATGAGCGAATACAGTAAGTGTGCAGGGATTATTGAGGGCTTGGCATATGCTGAGCGCGAATTACTCGACCTTAACGCAAGGATTGATCGGGAATAGTTTCGCCGCACGAAGCGGTGCTAGGCGACTCCGAACGCCACTATTCGGTGCATGGACGTACAAAATGACAGATGAGCCAAAGACGGCCAGTCAGCTCCCAGACCCCAAGGGATACAAGCTACTTATCGCATTGCCAGAGCCTGACGAAGTCACGGAGGGCGGCATTATCAAAGCAAAGCAGACAATGGAGATCGAAGAGATCGGCTCCATTTGTGGGTTTGTTTTGAAGATGGGTCCAGATGCTTACAAGGACGACAAGAAATTTCCCAGTGGCCCCTATTGTAACGAGGGCGACTGGATCTTGATGCGCTCCTATAGCGGCACTAGATTCAAGATACACGGTAAAGAGTTTCGTTTAATCAACGACGACAGCGTTGAGGCGATTGTTGAAGATCCTAGGGGAGTTGAAAAGGTATGAGTGAAGAGCAGGTAGATGTTGCACCAGAAGAGCAGATGTCTTCTGAGGATAAGTTTTTTGGCGTCAAGACTACATTCGTAAAAGGCGAACAGCCCAGCGACATGAATCTTGAGGTAGTGGATGATCGGCCACCAGAGGATCAGCGTCCAACGTCCAAAACAAAAGCGTCGCCAGAGGACGGTGACGAAGAGTTGCAAGGGTATAGCGAAAAGGTCAAAAAACGTATCAACAAGCTACGCTATGACCAGCACGAAGAGCGCAGGCGTCGAGAAGATGCTGAGAGAATGCGCGAAGAGGCTATCCGCGTTGCCCAGCAACTGACACATGAGAACCAAAACCTTCAGCAAATATTGCACGAAGGTGAGGGTGTTTTATTAAATCAGTCCAAGGGTCGTGCCCAGCTTGCACTTCAGCAGGCGGAAATGATGCTTCGGCAGGCTGTCGAAGAGGGCAACACCGAGCGTCAGGTTGAGGCGCAAAAGCTACTTAACATAGCGCAGGCTGACCTGACCGGCGTTTCTAGGCAGGTAGGCGACTATCAAAAGCGACAGCCCGCCAGACCGCAACAAGGTCAGTATCAGCCTCAGCCTCAGCCTCAGCCTCAGGTCCAGCCTCAACAGGCGCAAGAGACTCAGGAGCCTAGAAAGCCAAGCAGTAAAGCGATGGCTTGGGCAGAAAATAACAGTTGGTTTCAGTCGGAAGATCATACTGAAATGACTGCATACGCTTATGGCGTACATGAAAAGATGATCAGGCAGGAGGGCATTGACCCTGAGTCTGATGAGTATTACGAGGAGCTGGACAAGCGAGTACAGTCCAGATTCCCAGAATACTTCGGAGAGGTAGATAGTGGCTCGACA